TAGGTCGGTTTGGTTCGCTGCCTCTGCCCCGGTTGCCCTGACGAATGCCTTGAGCTTGCTGTTCGTGTAGTTATAGACAAACGTGTAATTGTCGGTGTCGTCGGCCTTTACGTAACTTAAGCTTGTAACCCCGAGCTGTGTCGCGGTCAGCGACTCGCCATTTGTTGGGTAGCTACTGTCGAAGGTGATCTCGGCAACGCAGCCCCCGGCCTGGTTGCCATATCGTAAGTTTTTCTCTGTTTGAACTACTGTAAGAGCCATGATGGACTCCTTTCTGTGCGGCCTAATGTGTTGAAAAGATAAAGGAGGGACGGTGTGCCCCTCCTTTAGTTGTTATGCTTTAGCACGGGTGTGCTCTAGTGCTCAGTGATGCCGTAAATCTCGAATTGCCCCTTCGGCCTTTGACATCCAATGTCACAGTACGAAAGCAACGTAGCCTCGTAAGCTGGGGTATTGGCGACGCGAGAGAGCATAGCTCCATCGGAGTCCATCCATTCCCAATCGGCCATCCGGTACATTGCCCAGTCGTTGAGGTCAAGACCGTACATCTTACCGGGCTTGACGTACTTGTCGGCGACGAGCGGGATCTCTTTGTCGCCTCCGGTATAGGATAACGCCTTGAAACCGCCTTTAAGGTCAAGACTGTTGACCGTCTGTTTTTGAGCCGTGAGCAAGTCCTGATACGCCCTGCGCACGCCCTTGGAGCACAGCAGGAAGTTCGTGACCGCTCCTGCGCGGGTGTCAGCCTCGTCGATCGCGGCCTGAATCGTAACCTCTTCGATCTCGCCTGCGAGGTTGCGCCGGTACGGAGAGAGCCACGGGTATGTTGCGACATTCAAACCGTAGAGCGTTGTGCTGGTAAAGACCGACTCAAGGCCGGTAAGCTCGAGGCCCTTGTTGCCGGCGAGATAGATCACATCGTTCTGCGCCGCGCCAGTTGCGCTTGTCACCTGGATCGTGTTGGTCGAGTGGTTTACTGCGGTGATCTCGGCCTCAGACGTGTCCTTAGTGTTGTTGGTGTAGATGTCGACCAACATACCTTCTGCAAGGTACATCGTGGTGTTGACCGTCAGGTTTAAGCCGCTGACCGAGGATACGGTACACAGAGCCCCGGTTCCAGAGCCGAGAACCTGACGCGATAGATCGAGCTTCGCGTCGCGCTCGCAGTCGGAAATCTCTTTCTCGAGAAGCGAGTTGAACGCACCAGAGCTCGATTTTGAAGCCTTGATGGTCTTGTCGGAGATCTGGAAACGAGCAAAGATGTTCTTGGTCTCCCACTGCGCCTTTTTGGTCTTGCGGGAGTTCGGGGTCGGCAACGTTCCTGTGTCGGAGCGGTTACCGATACCGCCGACGCGGCCGTAGCGCATTGCCAAAACGATTTCGCTACCGACCACGTTCTCCGTGGTTTTTTCTAGCTGTGCCAAGAGAACGCTTGCAGCATCATTGAGCTGATAGCGAAGTCCCGGCAGATAAAACAGTTTCAGCGCTTCCGCTGCAGCTGTTAAGCCTAGTACTGGCATGATGTTTACCTCCTACATGCTTAAGCAGGGAGACTATCTTCCTCCTCTAATGCCGAGGCTTTGGAAGAAGCGTCCTGCCGCCCTGCTCGCATCTTTTGTTGATTTGATTTCGTCTGGTGGAACGGCCGGTGGTGTGCCTCCGGGTTGTGACCCGACGACAACCGGCGGCCGGCCGTTTTTGATGTCTTGTGCATGGCCTTGCAGCACCAGGTTCTTCACCTCGTCGCTCTCTGCAAACTTCGCCTGAGCGCCGGGGTCTTTGAGCAGATCATCAACGGTCGGAGCATTTTCAACCCTTTGCGCTCCCATGCCTTTAGCCAGGGTATACGCCATAGAAATGGCTCTTTCCGGCGGCATGGCATCGAGCATTTCGGCAAGCTCCGGGTCTGCGTCGAGCATTGCGCCGATCTGCGGGCGCAGCTCGTTGAAGCCCGGGTTCTGCTCAGCAAAGGCCACGCCAGCTTCGGCGAATGTCTGCGCCTTCTCGTTGAATTGTCGATCGGCAATGATCGGTTCAACCTGGCTGCTCAGCTCTGTTTTGAACTGGCCTACTTCTGCCTTCATCTGCTCGATTGCCGTGTTCAAGAGCGGGGTAAACGCTTTCGACATAGCCTCGGGACCATTAGCATACAGGTCGGTCATAAAGGCCTCTTGCTTCTCCTCGTCCCACGAACCAAACCCGGCCTGAATAATTTCCTCTGCGCTTTGAGGTGGTGCTGGTGCCTGCGGGTTGTTTGCAGCTGGCTGCGGGTTGTTTGCAGCATATAAGAGCTGCTCGCGCAACTGGTCAAACTCCTGCTGTTGGCGGCGTAGTTGCCCGATCTCTGAGCCTTGAGTTCCTAGCTTCGCTTCAAGAGCGGTATAGGCTTCCTCAAGTTTTTCCGGTGATTCGAATTTTCCCGCAAGCAACTTCGGCTCGCCGCTTGGCTCTGCTGCTGGCTGGGGTTCTCCTGCCTCCGGGTTTGGCTGTGCCCCGGCCCCTGGCTCTTCGGCAGCGACCTCGAGCAGCGGGTTCTTCAGATACGTGCGCGGGTCAACGTCCATTGGTACTGGAGCTGGCGCCGGCGCGGGTTCTGAGCCCGCCGGTGTGTCGACTGGTGCTGCTGCTGGAGCTGCGGGGTTATCGGGTACGGTTGGTTCTGGCATAAAAAACGTCCTCCTAAATAGAAGCGGCCTACGCGGCCGCAAAGGGTTATCGCATAGGTGCCTTATGGAAAGGTCTGTCAAATTAACGCTTATAATATAAGCGGGTTTTACATATTACCTGGTTGTGCGCTTATACATTGAGGTCATTTTTAGAGCCTGCCTCAGTGCTGAGGTCTTATATTTGGGCTGTGGGTTCTGGTTCTTACCTCGTACTTCATAAGGTTTTAACGCCTCCTTAGCGTTGTTTATGTTAAGCATCTGGTCTCCTAACTGTGGTGTTCATTGCCATGAGCAGTACCCCTACCGGTAGGCTATTGGTGATGCATTAGTTTCTGCCGGTTGCGGCTGCGGCTGCGTCAACGCCTGCATCGCCATCTGCCCTTGAAGCTGCTGCATGGCCTTGTTCTGTGCGTTTTCCATGTGCATCTGTACGTGCTGAGAGAAGAGCATGTCAAGCAGTGGATTAGCAGTTAGCAGTTCTTCGTAATCAGTGGTCAGGCGGTACTTGTTGTGGCGCGCGATATGGAGCAGGTCGTCGTCGTAAGGAACGATCATTGCCTGACCGCCCTCGGCCATGGCCCTGTTCTCGCGCTCGGCTTTTTGCAAGTGCAGCTGAGTCTCGTCGTCGCCAGCATCCCAATTGCCCATCTCGAGCATTTCGAATATCTTGGCTTGACCCTCTTTGCTGATTCTGCCGGTCTCCGGGTCGTTGAACAGCCCTGCCTGCAGAAGATCGAATGCCATCTGGCGTTTCTGCGCGGGACTTTCGACAATAGCCGATGTTCCTTCGATCACCACATCGTCGCTTCTAATGTCGGCGCCGGTCCAATCGAGGATATTGACGATGTTGTCTTTGCCGATATCACGCATGGTGCGCGGGCCCTTGGCAAACTGCTTGTAGAGCCTGAGCCACTGCTTACCGGAATCGATCATGCCGCTCTCGATGTTGCCGGCGGTCGATGAGAGGCGCGTGTCGTCCTGCTCGAGCGCTATCGAGAGCGCAACGCCCGATTTCACACCGGGTGGCGCCGCCGATTGGCGCGACAGCTCCGATACGCCGCTCATCATGGAGAACTCTTGCAAGAGCGACCGCTCTTCTATTTGGAAATCACCCTGCAGCGGGGGGGTTTGCACCATCTTGGGCTCGTGGGTGGTGTTTCTCCTGATCTCGTGAATAGCGCCCGGCGCCCCTGCCTGTGTCTCAAACGCCTCTATCCCAGCGACAAGGGAATCATTTTCCACGATCCATTGACCGATCGCAATGCGGTTCAAGGCCTCCGCTTTGCGGTTTCTCAGTGCGTTGTAGCGGCGCTGGATAGGAATAAGCCGCTCGATTATGCTGCGGCCCCAGAAACAACCCTGGCGCTTGATGCAATCAATTTTGGTAAAGTTAAAGCTCGGGCCCGCATCCTTGCCGACCAGAAACGGCAGCTCTTCGACATAGCTTAAAAGCTGGCCGCCGGCGACTATGATAAGGCGCCCCTTTGGAAAACGCTTCGTAGGGCGCTCCGAGTACTCTTTTACGAGCGCATGGGACGTTAAACTGGTCGAAACGTAGTTGAACCCGCCGATGCCGTATCCAAGACCGCCGATGCCGTTGAGCGACTTCTGCATCTGCATAACGGTGGTCGACTCCGGCTGTATCCGCTTGCCCCATATCTCTTCGATATCGTCGACATGGTACGCCTTGGCGTGGATGATCGATTTACATTGGGCGATATTCTGGTGGTAGCTCGAATCGGGGAATATCTCCTGCGCCGGGACGACCACGACATCGATATCGCCCTCGCGCAAGGTCTCGCTTTGCTCATCGCCGTTTTGCATCATGGCGACTGCGCGTCCCTTGTTCGGGTCCCACACGTTTTTCAAGAACGCCGTGCCGCACCCTTCAAGCCAGCCGATAAGCTCGGCCATTTTATCCGTGACGTCCTCGTCATAGTAGACGTTTTTCAGCACCATCGTGCCGACCTTGGCGCTTCGGATATCTTCTTGCGAGTTTGTCCCGGGCCGTGTCGTGAGTACCGGGCGCACCCTGGAGAGTTTTGATATCCTGGTCTCGGCAATCGGGCCGATATGGTTGAATACTTCGCGCTCCTGCCACTCGTAGATCTTCGGTATTTCATCGAGCGCCATAGTGGCCGTGTTCATTTCGAGGTACTGCTGCCCTTCGATAAACGCTATGTTGATGCGCCATTGCAGTTCAAAGGCACGGCGCTCCTTTTGCCGGCGCGTAAACTCGTTGTCGACGCGGGTTACGACAGATTGGGTAGTGATAAGCGCGCCTTTTGCGTCCACTTGGTAGACAGGAGTGCTTGAACCGCCTGCTAGGTCGGGCATAGCATCTAATGTTGTATCGGGCATAGCTTATTCACCCTCTTTCGCTTGTTTCAACTGTTCTCTGCCGCGCTCTAGCCCGGCTGCGACGAAGTTTCGAGGCTTCTGCGGCTCTGTATGCGCGCTCGATGAAGTGCTGTACTCGCCATAATCACGCGACATTATGCGGTTTAGGAGGTCACGGCGCTCACGTCCATAGTTGTACTCGCGCCAGGCAGTAAACGCTATAAGTGCTATGGTGATGATGAAGAGCATTGCGGTAACTGCCACAGCTATCCTTTGATCTTTGCCCCGGTAATGTCGCTGATCGCGGTGATGACGAGCGAAGAGTTGTGATGCTCCTTGCCGTCCTCATCTTCGTCCATTGATTTGGACTTCACGTCGCACGTGATGATGAGCGTTCTTGTGTCCCCCGGCCTGAAGTCATAGACACCGGGGAAGTCCTTTTCTGACAGGTAAAGGGTCGGCGGCCAGTAGTCGCTCGACGGCTCGAGCATAGAAGATTTCGGCTCTTTCTTTGCGGGAAGCTCATACACTTCGGGCTTCCCGACACCGCCTAAAGCTGCGAGCATAGCACTTTTGCCGCCCATCTTGCCTTTTGAGGGCATATTGCCGCCAGCCTTGGCCTTGCCCATGCCCTTATTCAATGGGATCACCGCCCGCAGGAGCATTCTTAGCACCTTTGCCCGGTGCGGTCTGAGGCTCCGTAGACCCGGCAACTACCTTGATGCGCGCCTCAATCGCTGCAATCGCGGTCTTGCGCGGCTCCTGGCTGCTTGACTCAATGGCACGCAGTTTGGAGAGCACCTGCGGGTCACAGATTGTCTTGAGGGATTCTGTGAGCTTGCCGACGGATTGGTTGAGGATTTCGGGACTGATCTCGGTTGGTGCCGGCCCGGTGCCTGCCGGTGGGTTTTGGCTGCCATCAACCTTGATGAACCCCTGGGCTATGCCTGACTTAACGACGCTCTCCAGGCACTCGCCGCACAGGTGTGTAAACAGGTTTTTCGGTCCGTCAGGCTTGCCGATCGATACGGTTGCACGGTAGACGCAACCATATGTCGAGCACGGTACTTTCGTGTATGGCTGCGGCTTCATCGTCGCCGCGCCTCTGTTTCTACTCATGTTTTTCCTCCTTAAAAGGGTTGTTTATAACGCAAAATAATGCACGGCTCTACTTACGGTTGATTTTATAGGTTTTCCCTTCTCTTAGCTTCTCTTAGCTGTAGAGACTCCTACGCACACCGCCCATGCGCTTCTTGGCAAGCTTATCCTTATGGCTCTTGATGAGCGGTATTTTCTCCGGTTTCTTCTTGATGCTCCTGCGCTGCTGGTCGCTTACGTAGCAGTTGATGGCGCGCGCAATGATGCAGTCGTCGTGGGCCCCCGCTGCGGCTTCCGGTTTGCCCCGCTCGTTCTTGGTGAATGTCGTCATTTCGTGCAGCGTGTCGAGGTCTTTCACGCGCTCCGGGTGCTCCCTCATCACGGTTCTGAGCATTCCCAATGCCAGCGGCCGGGTGAGTTTGGTCGTCAGGAACCCGTATCGCTTGGTAGGTTGGCCCGCGAAGGTATCCGGTGTCTTTTCCCGCACGTACAAGTTGGTATATCCTAAGCGCTCAAGCTCTTTGTTGGGGTGAGTGCTGAAGTTTGTTTCGATTGCGAGTAGAGCGTTGTTGTAATAAAGCCCTAGACAGTACATCTGCCTGGCATACTCGTCCTCGTCGAGCTGTGTGCGGATGGTCGCCGCATCGATCTCGCTAAAGTTGTCGGTGAAGGCGCCGGCGTTGAAGTCGCTCCCGTCGCCTGCCGTGTCGCCGCCGCCAACGTAGGGGTGCCCCCAAACCGGCTCCTCGTATATCTTAATGGGGCCGCTCTCGTCGCCGATCCAGCGGATATGCTCTAGGCCACTGCCGCTGGCCGTGCTCTTTGGCTCGCCCTCATAGCCCTCGTATTCGAACTTTCCGGGTATCTTCTCGCCCTCGTAGGTGTAATCGAAGTATCCTTGCTTGATCGGCTGCGTGTTGGAAAGTATCCGGGCATTGACGTTCTTGGCGTTGAAGAAGATGCCGCCTGTGACGCCCCAGAGGCCGAGGGCATAGACATCGTACTCGTCCTCGTCGGTCTCTTTGAGCTTGATGAACACCTGCCCATACTGGTCGCCGACGAACTTATTGTCGAGATACGTGCTGTGCAGCACAAGCGTATTGTGCTCGTAGATTTCGATCATGCGGCCGCGCAGCTCGTCCCAGGTCTTAACCTTGTGATGCAGGTCGGGACAGGCATACGTGCGATAATCCGCGCAATCGCTGAACGGGATGAGCCCGTGCAGCATGATCTGGCCGCGATCGGGGTTATCGAAGAAGCGTTTCTTGAGCCACGAGAGGACACTGACCGGGTTGAAACTCATACATATTTGCATGTATTTCTCTGCGCCGCTCTTATTTGTTCCTTCGTAGCCCCTCAAGCGCCGGTCGATCTCGGCGAGGTCCGATTCTTGTACCTGGTCCGCCTCTTCTACCCAGGCCCCAGTTATATCGAAGATACTTTTGAGCTTCTCGACGTTATCAAGACCGCTGAAGAGTATCTGGTTGCCGGCTGGTAAGTATGTAATCTTCTCGTTGCCGTTGGAACGGTTGATGCGCCATTCTCCGCGTGCGTAAGAATTCGCATACCGGTATTTTATTCTGCGCTCGATGAGCGGAAACTGCGAGTTTGCGACCTGCTTTTGCTCGGCTCTGCAGCACAGGATACGGTGGCCGTCCTCGCTCACGATGCGGTCGATGATCTTATCGGCTACTTCGTAGCTCTTTCCTGAGCCTGAGCCGCCGATGAGGACCGCGTAGCGCCCGGCAAACGAGCGAAAGATTTGGTATATTTCGTTGCGGGTGGCTTTGATGCGCTTTTCCTGGCGCAAAAGCTCTACGAGCCGGGCCTCTTTTTCGGCTGTGAGGGCCATAGTTTCCCCCCGTTGTTCTTGTTCTTACTATACCCCGCTATTACTCCTCAAGCTCGGCCACGAGCTCTTTTATCTCGGCTCTGCGCTCCTCTGCGCTCATGGCGCCGACTGGCTTGGTTTCGATCGGGCCGCCGTCTTTGCCGGTAATCTCGTGTTGCTGCGTGTCTCTCCACTTGCTCTTTTGCCGATTCTTAAGCCATATGAAAGCGGCCGCTGTGTCCGGTGGATAGTGCTTTATTGTGGGTACAATGATCGGGTCGCCCGCGAACTGGAAGATTTTATCCTCCGGGTGAGAGTAACCTTTTGCGCGTTGGTAAAGAGAAGCGGCTACCTCAGCGTCTGCAACCTCTTTCCCGTTTGTTATAGCCTCAAAGAATTCTGGATGCGCAACCTTCCAGTTGTTGATTGTTGTTTCTGCCACTCCGAAGAAGTCGCCCAGTTCTCTGTCTGTATGGCCGAGCAAGCACAGCTTATAGGCTTGCTCTACGTATTCTGCTTTGTACTCGGTCGGCCTGCCTTTTTTAACCACCATGGGAACCATCCTCTCCTCCTCTACTAAAAACAGTTAAGCGACCCCGCTATCCTTACTCCCTGCCGT